AAACCTACCAACAGTAAAATGTTTTGTTCGCAAAGAATTTCTATATGATTTTGAAAAGGGTCATGGACTACTTGAGCCTTGTTGGTGGGTCAGCATCAAATCACTAAGAGGTCAGGCATTTCGTATTGAATCATATCTGAATCAGTACGGTGCTTTGTATGATAAATTACCTATCAGTGCATATTGTTGGAAGCCTATAGAAGGTGAACCATTGCCTCTGGATTACTTGCAATTATGGGACTGTTTGAGTTATGATATCACTGTCTTAAAGAAGGCACAACTTCAATCGATGAAGTGTAAATTCAAATTGAAAAACGGTGATTGGATGTATGGTGAATATTTGTTTACAGTAGATTCTGCTCACCCAGATTTTAATATCATAGATACGGGCATGTCAGAGGATGTTGAGGACCATAAATCATATAACTTTATTAAATGTGATAACGGTCAGTTTGCATGTCAGCCCAATAATAGAATGATTGTGTTTGAGCCTTCTAGCAATCCTAAAGAATTAAAATATCCAGATTTCAAAGTATCAACCAAAAGGTGGTCTGTAGAAACCGAATCGAAGTGGGCTTTAGGTGACACCGATACGGTCATGTACGAAAGAACAGAAAAATGAAATACAAAAGCATATTCATTAGTGATGTGCATTTGGGAACAAACGACTGTAAAGCTGAGTTATTGAATAATTTTTTGAAACATAATAAATGTGAAACTCTATATCTTGTTGGTGACATATTGGACGTTTGGCGTATTCAACAAAATAAATGGCGTTGGAAACAAAGTCATACCAACGTAGTTAGAAGAATATTGGGTCACGCTAAAAGAGGAACAAGGGTAATATATGTGGCTGGTAACCATGATGAATTTCTTAGACCATTGATGCCGTATAATATTGGCTTTGGTAACATAGAAATTATGAACCAATGTGAACATATTGGTGTAGATGGTAAAAAATATCTGGTTATACATGGTGATTTGTTTGATGGTATTAGTAGATTGGCTCCTTGGTTGAGTGTATTAGGTGACAAAGCATATGATTTTGTTTTATGGCTGAATAATAAATTTAATTGGTGGCGCCATAAGTTTGGTTTTGGTTATTGGAGTTTGAGTCAGTATTTGAAAGGTAAAGTTAAAACAGCAGTTGACTTTATTTTTCAATTTGAAAAGAATTTAGTTTCTTACTGCAAAAAACGCAGTTATGATGGTGTGATATGTGGACATATACACAAAGCGGAAATAAAAGAAATAGATGGAACAATATACATGAACGATGGTGATTGGGTGGAATCTTGTAGTGCATTAGTTGAGCATATGAATGGTAGATGGGAAATAGTTTATTGGAAGGAATTAATAAATGTGGACCCTAATACTCATAGCAGTGCATATGAACAACCCGAATGATATTCCGGGTAGAATCAATTTACAATTTCAATCTCAACAACAATGTGAACAAACTTTACAATCAATGACATACTGGTTGAAATTTGATAAATTTAAGGTTGAAGGAAAATGTCAGAAAACAAATTAGAAGATAAAATTACGATAGTTGTACCATGTAAAAATGAAGAAAATTATATTCATCACCTACTCAATGACTTGAAAAAACAAAATATCGGTAAAACTAGAATAATTATTGCTGATATCTCCACGGATAAAACAAGAGAGGTTATAAAGTCAAATCAAGGTGAATTGAACATTGAAATCATTGATGGTGGTCCGGTTTCTATTGCCAAAAATAATGGTGCTAGGTTGGTTGAAACGCCATACATACTATTCATTGATAGTGATGTGAGATTTTTTGAAAAAACCGTCATTACCGATTGTGTTGAAGAAATTGAAATAAACAATCTAGATTTGATTGGTCTTAAGATTAAATGTTATGATGATGACATTAGAGCAAAAATTGGTTTTGTGCTTTTCAATGTAATCAACAGTATTATGAAATATAAAGTGCCATTTGCAGTTGGTGCTTTTATGTTAACAAGAACCGATAGATTCAGAGAGTTTGATGGTTTTCCACAAAAGTATGAAACAAGTGAAGATTTCTTTTTGTCAAAGAAATATGACCCGAAAAAATTCAAATTGATGAATCATTATTTTGGTCAAGACAGCAGAAGATTTAAGAAAATGGGCTATACTGGCATGGCATGGTATCTCATTAAAAATTTCTGGAATAGAAACAACGAAAAGTATTGGAACGACATTGACTATTCAAAGTATTGGAAATAAATTTAAGGAAGAAAAATGAAAAAACTATTACTAACGCTATTATTTGTACCTTTAATTGCATTTGCTCAAAAAGAAAAGCCCGGTGTCACATATGATGTGCTACTCACAAGAGTCATCGATGGTGACACCGTAGCATTTCAAGCTAACTGGTTACCTGACCCATTAAAGAAAGAGTTGTCAATCAGAGTCTTTGGTGTCGATACACCTGAGAAAGGTCATCGTGCTAAATGCCCACAAGAAAACGAAAGAGGTCAAGCGGCGACAGCATTTACCAAAGATAGCATTAATAAAGCACAAAAAAGACAAATCATTCTAATGGACTGGGACAAATATGGTGGTCGTGTATTGGGTGATGTATTACTAGATGGAAAAAGTTTGAGAGTAATGTTAATCACAAATGGTTTCGCCAGAGAATACTATGGTGAAGCAAAAACTTCATGGTGCTAATATGAAAGTAATTAGATTTACCGCATCATGGTGCCAACCATGTAAGACTATGAAGAATATGCTTGATGAAATTAAACCAACAATACCATTTGAAGTTGTTGATATTGATATTAACCCTGAAGTTGCTGTTGACTATGGCATCCGTTCCATTCCAACATTGATTATGTTAAATGAAAAAGGTGAAATTAAAAGGCTTAGTGGAATTAAAACAAAAGAACAATTAACGGAGTGGCTCAATGCTTAAGAAAACAGAATTTAAATTAACGGACGAAAGAAACAGTTTCAAACCATTTAATTATCCTTGGGCATATGATGCATGGCTAAAGCATGAGCAAAGCCATTGGTTGCATACTGAAGTGCCAATGCTTGAAGATGTTAAAGACTGGAAGAAAAGACTAACTAAAGAAGAAAAACAGTTTCTAACTCACATTTTTAGATTCTTTACTCAAGGTGATATTGACGTTGCAGGTGGCTATGTTAAAAACTATCTGCCATATTTTCCACAACCTGAAGTTCGCATGATGTTATTGGGCTTTGCGGCACGGGAAGCTCTGCACGTTGCTGCATATAGCCATTTGATTGAAACTCTTGGTCTACCAGAACCCACATACAATCAATTCTTAGAGTACCAAGAAATGCGTGATAAGCACGATTATATTCTAGATATCTCTAGTAAGAATGGTGATAAACAATCTACAGCTACACACATTGCTACATTCTCAGCATTTACTGAGGGTATGCAATTGTTTAGTTCTTTCATTATGCTATTAAACTTCCCACGAAACGGCAAAATGAAAGGTATGGGTCAAATCGTTACTTGGTCTATTGTTGATGAGACAATGCACACCGAGAATATGATTAAACTCTTTAAAGAATATGTTAAAGAAAATCCTGAAATCTGGAATGATGAACTTAAAGGAAAACTTTACAGTATTGCTGAACAAATGGTTCTACTCGAAGATAGGTTTATTGATTTGGCATTCAGCATGGGCCCTATGGTTAATTTGGACGCTGGTGACGTTAAACAGTACATCCGCTATATTGCTGATAGGCGCCTTATTTCTATGGGCCTTAAAGGAATTATGAAGGTAAAAAGAAACCCATTGCCATGGGTTGAAGAAATGATTAATGCGCCGACACATACTAATTTCTTTGAGAACCGCGCAACAGATTATGCCAAAGGTGCGTTATCCGGTACATGGGATGATGTTTGGGGCAAGGCAGCCTAAGGCAATAATAAACTGGGAGTGTTTACATGCTCTCAGTTTTGTTTTATAATGAAGAACATTGGAGTTAAATTATGATGATTAATAAAAAATTGCAAGAGATGGCCGTTGATGCAGGCTTCGCCTTTTGGGAAGATGAAGCATGGGGACCAGGACCAGGTAACATAGATTGGTCGAGCGAATATGATATGGAGCTACAAGGTCTGTATGATAGAATGCTTGAAGAAGTGTTAAAAACTATTGATGAATCAACCAAGGCACTGACTTTGACAAGCTTTGACGCAAGTTATATGGCAGGCGTAAACAAGAAACTCAAAGAAGATATTTTAACAAAATTTGGCAAATAATGAGATTGATTGACCTAATTAGGCAACTTGAAGATTTGTATTGTACCTATGATGATGAATATAAACATCACATGGGTGAACCAGAGATTATGATTGATATCTTTGGTGAAATGGATAGACCACACCAATTTCAATATAAGGGCTTTTCACCTGTTATTCATATTGACAAAACGGCTGATGGTGTGTATGATGTTATTAGAGCATTTGAAACAAAAGAGGATGAAGAATTATGGCTACAGAAGAAACACAAGTAAAACAAGAGAAAGCACAAAAGAAAATTGTGCAAATTACTACAAGCACCACAAATACTGGTCAAATTATCGTGACCGCATTGTGCAATGATGGTACAGTTTGGTATAAAATCCTAACTGGTAACGATGAATGGAAAAAAGTTGAGTCGCTATGAATCCGAATGTGGTTGTAATTGCAATCTACAATTTGTGCTTAATGGCTGGTACTGCATGGCTGGTTGCAGTATATGATTGGTCGCCATGGTGGTTTCTATTAACTCTTGGTTTACTTCTAAATCAGGTCAAAACTGATGACAAATAATTTTCTTGAAGATTTCAAGTTTGAATTTGAAGATTATGCCATTGGCGGTAAAATGATTACGGGTACATTTACCGTCACGGCTGAAATGATGGTACAAATTAGAAGTGATGCAGAGTTTGCAGAATATGTAAAAATGCAAATGGCTAATCGTCTTGCTGAGGCCATGGTTGATAATAAACTTCTTGAATTCACCATGCAGGAAGATTATACGCACCAACAAAAACATGTTCGCATCCGTGGTTTCATGACGCCGAATGACCAAGTTAAGATTCTAAGGGTTCATAAACGTTAGAGTCAGTATTCTTCTTTTTATGACGCAGTGCAGCATAAATAATTATATGTCGTAGCCAATATCGGAACGACAAACTAATCGCTTTAAAAGGATAAAAAATGACATATCAAGAACTAAATGTAAAATCAAAAGACTTCACTCTTGCAATGATTGATGCAAATAAACAGGCCGCACATGCTACCATTGAGGCAATTAAGGGCTTTGTAGGTAAAGATTTTGCTACATATACCTATGGACTAACATACGTAGCGGATGAAATAGCAAATAATGCAAGAAAAATCGTTGAAAACTTCTCGGGACTTGCTAATGCAGGAGATAAGAAGTAATACAACATACTTTCAACCAGCCGTAAGAAACGGCTGGATTATTAAATTTTCCGTCTATAAAAATACCGAAATACTCTTGATGTTTGTTTCTAAGTATACGGGACAAACAATCGTTAGATACTTTCCAGAGGAAGACACTGCGGTTAAATATATAAATATGATTATCGCAAAAGATTCAACTGTCTTGCAAGACGTTACAGAATTATAAGGACAATTTATGGCTATTACAATTAGCGGAACCACATTGACATATAATGATGGTTCGACAGACACAACAAACACACCAAATGCAACAGCCGCTTTAAGTGCGGGAGCAGTTGGAAGTTACGCAATGTTGTTTTATCCGGGCAACGCTACAACGAGGGCGGAAGGATTTACCATAGCTGGTTCCAGTCTTAGATATTCAAATACATCCGCAACACCTGGCAATACACCTGGTGGTTCATGGAGATTAATGGGTGGTTTGCCTAGCATAACCAATCCTACACCTAAAGGTACCTTTACTACTCATTCTACAACCTCAGTCTGGCTTAGATACGCTTAATTGGAGAATTTAAACATGAAAGAAATAGTTAATTTAAATTGGACAATTGAATCTGTCAGAGATTTAAAATGGGTTAATAGCGAAAAAACTTTAATAGATTGTTATGTAAAGTTTGATAAATTGAATGAAGAAGTACCTTTTACCGTAAACCCAAATGATTTTTATCAGCATTCATTAGAATTATGGGAAAAAGCAAACGCAGGTGAATATGGACCTATTGAAGAATATGTACCACCAGTAAAAAATGAATTTGAACAGTTGATGGAAAACTATAAAAATCAGTTTGATGGTGATTTCTCACTAGATAAAATCTAAGGCAAACATAAAAACCCGGCTTGACCGGGTTTTCTTTTTGGTGTATACTCACGCAATGATTTACACGAAACGGTTAGAATGGTACTATGGTCCAGTATTCAATTACTGGATGAAATGGTATTCACAAAAAAATCCTAACGATAACGACAAATACTGGCAGTATGAAGAAACCTGGTTTGTTAGTGTTCAATTATTCTCACCTTTTAAATGGCTTGGCCGTGATGAATTTTATTATGATGGCCACACAGCTAAATCAATCACAATTCTAGGCATTAGATTCACCAAAGGATACAGTTACCAAGCTGAAAGAATAGTTTAAATTATGTTTATATTTGATGTTGAAACGTTGGGCAAACAGTCCAACTCAGTGATTTTATCGTTTGCATGTATTCATTTTAATCCTGATGATACACCAGGTCATGCAGAACTAAAGCAAAATGCATTTTTTGCTAAACTAAATGTAGCCGACCAGATTCAAAGGCTCAAACGCACCTCAGGTAAGTCCACCATTGAATGGTGGGTTAAACAATGTGAGAATGTGCGAAACAAATCATTTAAGCCATTACCCTCAGATGAAATATTTGAGGATGCATATGAACGCCTGCGAGAATGGGCTAAGTCAAAGAACGATAATAAGTGTTGGGTATGGGCTAGAGGTAATCTAGACCAGCTGGTCATGGATGATATTGAAGAACAATTAGGTATTGAACCAGTATTCAAATATGAACGCTGGCGCGATGTACGTACCGCAGTAGATTTTCTATATGGCACGACCAATGGTTATGTCAAAGTAAATGTACCACCGTGGGTAGAATCATTTGACCCTGCGCTTCATATTACAAAGCATAATCCAATTGATGATTGTGTATTTGATGCAATGATGCTTATGTACGGAGATAAAAATGGATGATATAGTATACCGGCTGAGAAAACGTTCCGAGATACGCCGCCAGATAAAAGACAGAAAATCTGTACAAGAAGGTAAACCAGATAGAATAGCCGATATACTAGAAGAAGCCGCAGATGAAATTGTACGCCTGCGAGAGTTTGAAACCATGTATAAAAACCTATGGGAAGATGATTTAAAATGAACAATAGAATCCTAGAACTAGCAGAACATGCAAATTATTTGGCAACAGAGAAAGAATTTCCATATGATGAAGATTGGTTTTATCTGTATAACAAAAAATTCGCCGAACTATTAATCCAAGAATGCTGCAAAGCAAT